TAAGGGTCTATCGGGTTCTACGCATGTAGCCCACACGCAAAAAATGATAGACGAGTCTACCGAGAGATATCACCACTCCTGTCTATCTGCGGGTTTAACCATTAAGAAAACAGGAAAGATTCAGGATATAGGTCATGTTGATTTTGTAGTAAACGGCGAGACTGTTGATTTAAAAGGATTAAAAAACTCTACCAGAGAGGGTAAAATACTCCTAGAGTTTCTAAACGTAAATGGTAAAACGGGATGGTGTAACGAGAATGGCACTCCCCTATGGATAGCCTTTGATTTTGGAGCGTTTTTTCTTCACGCTAAAAATGTAGACCTTTACAACCTAGCAAAAGAAAAGTGTAATCTGCGCGAAACTGTTAGCAGGGTAGATGCCTGTCTCTATAAAGGTTATCGCCGCAAAGGGAGGAAAGATATGATGTCAATGGTTCTTTTAGGGGATGTGTTAGAACATTGCGAGCATTGGTTTTTGCCCTATTCAAAATATCAGATACCAATTGAGCAGGTTTAGGGATACTCCCTGAAATCTCCCGTTCCTTGATAACTAAATCCTCCGTCATATGGATCAATAAATAAACCCGTGGTAACGGGGGCTTCTCCCGTCCAAGATTTATACCTTGAATCAACTTTCCTATTAAATTCTCTAATCAAATGTTGATTATACCAAGGCATGGGTCCACTTAATCCACCGCTCAATAGATACATTCCTGTAACTTGCTCTCTGTAAGTTCTCCAGCTACCAGATGTAACTGAATTACTAGAGTGAATTTCTCCCAACAAGCCTAATGGATTTAATGACATTACTCCTTAAGTTACACTTTTTTCAAGAATCTGGAAAAAATCTCTTGACTCCAAATAAGTAACCCGTATAATCAGTGCGTGTTAAAATGGATATTAATTGTCGCCGCCTGGATAGCGTTTATTCTTGTTATCTGTCGCATACTTGGCATTAATTCCGACCAAGAACGCGAACTCCTTAAGAAAGAAAAAGAAAAAAAATGAAACCAGAACTATTTAGAATGCTGAAGTCTGTCGCTGAAGCAGATAAAAGCAAAGCCCTACTCAGCCTCGAAATCCTTTCAGAGAACCCTGCTGGCATTGGTGACCACTCTACTACCGACTTCTGGGATAATGCAAATGAGGCTCTTGAATTGCTAGTGTCTGCTGACGACAGACTAACGGCCTTGGCGAAATATTTTCCTGAGGAGGACTTGTCACACCAATCGACATTGTTCTAGAACGTGTCGAAAAAATACAAATAAATCGACATGTCAACCTATATAAAAATAATCCATATTTTAATATGCACAGTAGCCGCTCTTACAATTGTGGTTGTATTATCTCTTTTTATAGGGATTGCTAGTATGATGAATTCGTTTTTTCATTTCCCCTTGCAGATTTATAGAAACTTGCAGGAGCAGGAAAAAATGCGTAGACTTTCGCAAGTTTTTACTCCAACTACCAAGCGCTCTAAATCTAAGCCTGAGCAAGAGGATATTTGGGATAAGCACATTCGCAGAATGGAAGATAAGAAACACAATAACTAACATGAATAAAAAAGATTTAATTGAAGCTTTGGGGGCAGGAGTTATCTTCGGCGTAATAATTTATTGTTTCATGATGGTCGCCATCCACTTCATCGACATAGAGTCGGAGACTAAAATGTTGATGCCCGATTTTAATGATCTAGATTATAAGGTTCTCCCACAAGAGGGGGGCGCATCAGTTAAGCCGATGCCCCTACCCGTCCAGCAAGAGGGGTTTGATCTCACCATGGTGACATTCAAATATGAGATCAGGATTCAGAATAGCTATGACGACGAGATGCTGGAGAAGACTGAAACTCTTGATCAAGCAATAGATTATATTTTAGAGTATTCTAGATTCCATGATGATCTCTATGTCTATGATATAGAGACAAGAGAGTTAATGCTTGACTCTGCCACTGTTAATGAGACAATGAGATCACTACAAACAAAAGAGCAACTGTTAATTCAAGCGGCCCAACACCCCAAAACATTTTCTGATGTTGAAATTTTTAACTTACTAGTAGACTAATGAAACAAATACTGATGATAACAGCGTTGTGCTGTTTGTGTGCCACTGTGGGAGCAGTTGCGTTCAAGCAGGAGAAGCGAGTGATGATTGATAAAATAACCGTCACTCATGGCGATAAAAAAGAAAAAGAAATCCCAGTCACCGTCACCCTCACCAAATATCAACTGTGTAAAATGCTAGAAACACTTGAGGATGAGAGAGGTTATNGTCGNCCCGCTGACCCCACAAGACACCTTTACCTTTACCTCTATAGCGAAGGGCAATCAACACTCCACGGAGTATAGTATTTCCTCAACACACTTAGCAAAGAAGCCGATTAAGTGATTGAGGTTAACCTATCAGATACACAACTAGAGTGGTNTGACAGACATGCTAAAAAAATAGTTGATTACTATGGAGGAGACAACACTCTGGGGTCTGGTTCATACAATCACAATAAAATAAGTAGTAATTTGGTAGGTGTTAAGTCGGAGGTGGCGACCACCGTTTGGCTAAAGAGGCACGTTGATAACAGGAAAATTATTTCTAACTTTATAAACTTTAAAAACAAAAGTTTAAAAGGAGACTTAGACGTTTCAGGTCACTGCATAGAAGTGAAAGGTTTGAGAAATCACCAGTGGGATAACTTCAAGAGATGTATTCCCCCAAAACAATTAAAGTCTTATGTGCGAGACAATGCCATTGTAGTTTGGACTACGACAGCAGGAGACACAAAAGATTTTAAAGTAACACTACAGGGGTGGAACTATGCTAAAGATGTAGATGATAACGGGGTGTATCGTAAAACAATTTGCGATAACATTTGGTTAAAGGAGGACTCTCAAATGAGAGACATGGAAAGCTTAATAAAAGAATTAAAATGAATACTGAAGAACTGCTTAAACTTCACGATGATACCTGCAAGGCTTGCAGGGTAATCATGCAAAAGAAAAACAGCGATTATACTGGTGGCAAGGGTGCTACCGATCCCTTCGCTAATTTTAATGCATCTAAGATACTGGACATCCATCCTGTGCAGGGCTTGCTTCTCCGTGTAATCGACAAAATAAAAAGAATCTATTCGTTCACCAATGACAGTGAATTATCTGTCCCAAATGAAACTGTAGAAGATGCTTGCGATGACATAGTGAACTATGCTATCTTAGCCAAGGCAATGCTTCTGGAGGAAAGGGGTTCGCCAAAACGCTTGACGGAAGAGCAAGAACTTGAAGGGGAAAAACGTATTGATATCATTGGACGTAATGGCAACGAGGGTCTTCATTACTCCCAGATCGAACAAGAAAATGCCAAATAATAAATATACAGCCTACGACATAGGGGGTTCCGTGATCAAAGACAACGAAACCTACCTGCTTAAAGATAATAAAACACTTAAAAATCTTGTATTGAGCAGCACATTGCTTAAGCCAAATCAGGAGACACGGGGTCATTCTCATTCTGGACAGGAAGAAGTTTATTATTTCATTGATGGTCAGGGGCAAATGATATTAGGAGAAGAATCTCTTGATGTTGTAGCTGGCGACATTATACTTATACCAGATGGAGCTTTCCATAAAGTAATCAATCCCACTTCAGAATACTTGTATTTTGTTTGTGTGTTTGATGGTAAAAGAAACCATTAATAAATATGAATATATTTGCAGTAGATAGCGATCCCCAGACAGCCGCACAACAATTGTGTGATAAGCACGTTGTAAAAATGATTCTAGAGTCAGCGCAAATGCTCTGTGCTGTGTTTCCCAATGGTGATGCCCCATACAAGAGGGCATTCTACAATCACCCTTGCACCAAGTGGGCTAGAGAATCAGCGGAGAACTACGAGTGGTTGCTAGACCATGCTTATGCCATGTGTCAAGAGTATACCAGACGCTATGGTAAGGTTCATAAGTCTCTAGATGCTATCGGGTGGTGCGGATCTAATTACCACAAACTAAATATACCACGCAAAGGGTTGACTAAATTCGCACAAGCCATGCCAGAACAATACAAAAACGATTGCTCTGTTACTGCTTATAGGTCATACTACAACGGAGAGAAAGCTTACTTTGCTAAGTGGAGTAAGAGAGAAACACCATCTTGGTTCCATGCTTAAAGACGGAGCCTTAATACTACATGGTTTAGAGGATGCTGTAGCTGGGGTATCGGACGGCGGGTTGTTGATTTATGATTACAACAAGGTGGTTAAGGTTTTTGAAAAGCAGGGAATGACTGTAGAGGAGGCAGTTGAGTGGATTGATTACAATGTAATGGGTGTGCAATGTAATGGAGAGGGATTTATTATGATGTATGAACATTTAAATTAATTTTAAATGAAAGAAGACCAGCTAAATCTATTTAATATCAATGATTATGATCTGGTTTTTGATTTAGACCCTGACGACCCCAATACCAAAACCTGTAAAATCTGCGGGACGACAAAACCTTTAGAACAATTTCCAAAACATTGTCATTACGCTGACAATTTAGATGTTAGGTGTAGATCTTGTATAAAGGAACACACTGAGTTAAGAAATTATTTAAAAAAAATATCCCCCCCACCTCCAGAACGGTGCGAGTGTTGCGGAGAGAAGTCGCAGAAAAGTCTTCACCTTGATNACTGTCATATTACACAAGAGTTTCGTGGGTGGCTTTGTGAGTTGTGTTTCACTGGACTTGGCAAGTTGGGAGATAATCTTGAAGGAGTCCAAAGAGCAGTAGATTATCTAAAAAAAGTCCAGATCAAACAAAAGAATTAAAATAATGGATAACTTTCTAGATTTCGTTAAGGCTAATTTGCAGTATAACTATGATCACAACCAAAAAGATTATATTTTATTTTTGCGTATCCCTAAAAATGCCAGTTCCTCTATCATGGATCACTTAGGAGATCGTAATCTAATAAAAAAATACGAGAGACGGCTTGAGGCATCATTAGATAACAATATTTATAAGGAGTTTTTCTCTGTAACTCATGCC